ATGATGGGGGGCGGCGAATATGGCAAACAGCCTGATGAGTCCGAAAAGGAAAACGAAACAGCCGAAGCGACCGAAGAGGCCGAAGCCGAAACCGCCTAAAATCCTGATCCCACGCGAATACGAAAATCAGCTATTCCTGCCGATCCAAGCCCTTTGTCTGGAATTCTGGCGGGCAATCAAGCCGATCTACGTCGAAAAGATCAGGGTCGCAATGGGGCCTGTCCAAAAACGGGCTCCAAAGGTTACAGGCACGTTTTTTGAGGTACGCGAAAACAAGCACGTAAAACGGTTTATAGCCAAGTTTACGGCTCAGATTGACCAGTCGGCACGAACCGCTACCATGCGGTACGGATTGGAACCCGCCGATGAATGGTCCATCACGAATCAATCCGTTTACGATCAGATTACCGATGGACTGATTGATCTATGCCAATCGACCATAGATGAGCTTACAGTGGCGACTGGCAAAGCCTATGAGCAAATACTGGCAGAACTCAGACAAGAGATTCTGGACAATCAGAGGAGCGGGGAAACGATTCTGTCTCTGACCCAAAAGCTCGAAAAGTTTTTTAGCACGGATGCAGCATGGAGGGCTCGCAGGATCGCCCACACGGAATCGGCACGTTCGAACAATATCGGATATATCGAAGGGGTGGCCGATTATGAGGAGGTTTTAGGCTTTGAATGGTGTCTGTCATCGGATGCGTGCGAACTATGCCATGCTGTCGGGCTTGACCAGGATGGTCAACCAAGGCAAATCGCGAAGGGAACGAACTTTGCCGTCAATATGAGCGGCAACGCCAACTATTCGCAGATCAGATGTCCGCCTTTGCACCCGAACTGCCGATGTGCCGTTAACCCGGTACTCGATTTTGAAGAGACACGGTTCGCGACTCCAGCAAGAATTGAGGCGGGCAAAATCACAGTCTCGTCCGTGACTCCAAGGCCGACAAAGCCCTTGATTGATCTCACAACTCAAGGAAGCCTACGACTAGAGGTCGATGAATAACGACTTGCTAGCCGGGAACCTGAACCGTAATATACTTGATATTGTCAAGGCCAAAACCGCAACCAAGGACTCAGCCAATGAAGATATATTTAGACCTCAAGAGGTCAACCAATCCGGGCGGTTTTGAAGGCTATGGGTCGGTGTTCTGGAACATTGACAAGCATGGTGACGTGATCCTGCCGGGAGCATTCCGGGATTCATTGCCAAGGTTTCTTGATGAGGGCTTTATGGGCGGAGTCGGGCACGATCATGATCGACCCGCCGGAAGGTTCGTCAAAGCATACGAAGATGATCGGGGCCTATTCGTCGAAGGAAGGTTTAGTGACGTGACCTCGGGCAAGGAAGCCCGCACTCTTTTACTGGATCGGGTTGTGCAAAAGCTCTCGGTCGGACTGGATCGGGAAGGGCTCGAAACAAGCCAAGTCACAGCGGGCCAACTCAAGGCCATGTGGCAAAAGGCCGGGTATATGCCAACCAAAGACGATGAACGCAGATTAAAGGCACACAAATCAATCCGGCTCATTCACCGGGCAAGCCTTAAGGAAGTATCACCCGTGACCATTCCAGCCAACGACGAAGCAAGAATACTGGCAGTTAAGAAGTTAGGCGAAAACCACGAAGAGCTTCCAGAAGCCTTTGTCAGTTTTATCGGCAAGGCACGAAGGATATTCTGGGAAATTGCACGCCTAGACATCAAAGCCGGAAGAGTCTTATCCGGCAAGAACGAAATGAAACTCCGGGCTATGGTTGAAGTCCTAACGTCCATCACAGACGAGATGAACAATCTCCTGATGCTGGTCTCGCAGGCTCCAGCCGAAGGCGAAGGAGAAGACGGTGAAAAAGGAGAAGAAGAGGGCGAAGAAGAATATAAAAAGCCCGCAGGCGAAGCGGACGGAGCGGACGCTAAGCCGGAAATGGGCCAAGGTGAGGCGGAAGATAAACCAAAGGGCAAACCTGCCGATTCTGACGAATCGGAACAGGATGAGGATTTTGCGCGGCAAAGAGGGAAATCCAAGAAGTCGTTTGACCAATCTGAAAACGACCGATTTAAGGATGAGGCACTCAGGCTCATGCTGATGGGGGCAATATGAGTGCAGCATTCTACGAAATTGCCGACATGGAGCAAGGCGTTGACTGGTATTTGCCTCTCGTCTTCCAGAACGCAGACGGAACGCCAACAAACCTAACCGGATGTGTCTTCAAGATGCAGATCAGGGCAGTTGTCGGGGCCGATCCAGTCGCGACTCTAAGCTCGCCAAGCAGCGGCATAACGATAAACTCTGTCGCCAATGGAACGGCAACAATTGCGATGAGTGCGGCACAACTGGCAGCAATTCCAGCAGGGAACTATGTCTATGATCTAAAACTAACGGACGCAGCAGGCAAAGCAACCCGACCGATTCAGGGCGGCATCGTCATTTCGGCACAGGTAACAATATGAGCACAACGCTGATTGTAAGGCAAACCAACCCTACGCCAATCGTTGTCAAAGGGCTTGAAACAACCGTCACAGTAAGGGCCTCAAGCCCGAATCTTTTGACGTTCAAAACAGCCTCAGTTATTCCCTTGGCGACACCAACAACCGCCGGGGCAATTATTGTCGGGGCCAACCTGACAATCTCCGCAAACGGAGTGCTATCAGCCATAAGCAGCGGCGGCGGCGGCGGAGCGACAGCATTCGCCAACCTAACCGATGTCATGCTAACAAGCCCGGCAAGTGGCGACCTGGTGGCTTACAACCAGACAAATCTTAAGTGGGTCAACATCAAACAAACCGCAGTCACTGACGGGGGGAACTTCTAATGCCAAACGCAATCAGGATCAAGCGACGACTTTCTGGGGGTGCCGCAGGCTCGCCAACCGGACTTCTTAATGCAGAACTTGCATACAATGAAGTCGATAATACGCTTTATTATGGCTTTGGTGACGCAGGCGGCGGCGTTGCAAGCTCCGTCTCAGCAATTGCGGGGGCCGGGGCCTATGTCTCCTTAACGGGCAATCAATCCATTGCAGGCACCAAAACGGCAACCGGGGCCATTTCGGTTACAGGTACGCTTGATTATACCGAAAGCCTGACGACAGGCGAAAACAGTACAAAAGTGGCGACAACCCGATGGGTAACAGCCAAAATATCGACGCTTGGCGGCGGAACCGTACAGTCGGTAGCACTTTCTCTGCCTGCTATCTTTACGGTTACAGGCTCGCCTGTCACAACTACCGGAACCTTGACCGCAACGTTGGCAAGCCAAACCGCTAACACGTTCTTTTCCGCTCCAAACGGATCAGCAGGAAGTCCAACATTCCGGGCGTTGGTCGCGGCGGATATTCCAACCTTGACCGCTTCCAAGATATCTGATTTTGATACGCAAGTCCGGACTTCCCGCCTCGATCAGATGGCAGTCCCAACGGCGGATGTCTCGTTTAACAGCCGGAAAATTACGAGTCTGGCCGACCCGGTTAACGCTCAGGATGCGGCGACCAAAAACTATGTCGATACGAACCTTCAGGGGCTCAAGCCGAAGCAATCGGTTAAAGCAGCATCAACCGCCAACGTGGCCTCTTTAAGCGGGCCCCAAACAATTGACGGAATTGCTTTGATTGCAGGCGACCGTGTCCTGCTAAAAGATCAAACGACACCCGCAACCAACGGCATCTATGTCATTGCAGCAGGCGCGTGGGCAAGATCAGACGATATGAACCTTTGGACGGAAATCCCTTCTGCCTACGTGTTTGTGGAGCAGGGAACAACCAACGCCGAAAATGGCTATGTGTGTACCAGCGACCAAGGCGGTACGCTCGGAACAACCGCGATTACATGGGTGCAGTTTACCGGGGCCGGGCAAATTACGGTTAACTCTCCGCTCTCCAAAGTAGGGAACACCATTTCGCTTGGAACCGTTTTGGTGGGCAACGGCGGAACTGGGGCAACAACCCTAACGGGGTACGTGTACGGCAACGGCTCCAGTGCCATGACGGCATCAACGACCATTCCGGGCTCGGCGATCAGCGGCAACATTACGGGCAACGCAGCCAACGTGACGGGAACCGTAGCAGTCGCCAACGGGGGAACAGGCGGCACGACAGCCGCGCTGGCAAGATCAGGCTTGGGTGCAGCGGCATCGGGGGCCAACGGCGACATTACCAGTATCACGGGTCTTACAACCGCCTTAACCGTGGCTCAGGGCGGAACCGGAGTCGCCACCATAACCGGGCTTATCAAGGGCTCAGGCACAACGGCATTTAGTGCGGCAACCGCCGGAACCGACTATCTGGCTCCTTCAAGCACGATTGATGGGGGCACATTCTAATGGCACTTATCCTGCTAAAACGCTCAACTACTGCCTCCGCCATACCAGCGGCGGCGAACCTTTCGCTTGGTGAACTGGCAGTAAATACAACGGACGGCAAGCTCTACATGAAAAAGGGGAATGGAACTGTCGTAGACATTACGGGCGGCGGAACCTCTCTGAGTGCGGCAAAGTCCATCTCTTACGCGATGATCTGGGGGCGATGAGTGGCAAACCCGAACCTATTCAACCCAACAACATGCACAGCAAAAACCGCAGTGTTGGCTTTAGGAATAACGCCAACCGCGATTGTCAGCAATGCGGCGGCATCGAATACGACTGTAAAAATCCGAAGCCTGATGATCTCGAACGTCACAGGATCAACAGCCATAACGCTGAACATTGACCTATTCCGAAGTTCAGTCGGTTATCGTATGGCTTTCTCGATGTCCATTCCGGCTTATGCAACCCTGACGCCTTTGGGATCGGATTTACAGTTATATCTTGAAGAGGGTGATGCCTTACGCTTGACCGCCGGGGCCACTCTTTCGCTTGAAGCCGTTTGCAGTTATGAGGTGCTATCATGAACGGACGTATTGTAGGCACGATCAACTTACCAACAGGGTCAACGGCAATCGGTGTCTGGAATTCGGACGAAGCCTCCTTAAACACCAAAAACGGCACATGGCCGATGGCTCCTTTGGTTCAACCGTATCATTCATGGGAAACAACATACGGAGTGCAGACAGTCGGTACTGATGGAGTTACGGTTGATTCAAGCCCGGTATCAGGCAACAAGGTGATTAACTGGACATCCATAGATGGCAGATTAATTGCTACGCAGGCTACGCACGGAAACAGGCCGATCTATTTCGCTCCTTCTCACGGCAAGCCTTACATTCAGTTTTTGGACGGAAACTCAGCAGCGACAGTACAATGGCTACAGGTTACAATAACAGCAATATGGGACAACAGATCTCAGATGTCTATGGCAGTAGCATTACGAAAACCGGGGACTTACTACGGATACAGGAATATTGCGTATATCGGATTTAATTTCGGATGGACCGGCACGCCGGGCATTTACAACTTAGTTAGTGGCCCATATTGGGCCTATGGCGGCGAAAGTATTAGTTTTGGGGGCACTCGTAATGACGTAAGAACTTACGACCCTTTTGGTGAAACAACTATTTTCGGCACGTTCTCAACAACAGCAACTTCTCAATCCGCAGCAGGGGCAGGGACAAGTGCGGGCAAAATATATCTAAACGGCAATCTGATTACCTCGAATACTACGGCATCGACGACGAAAACTGGCGTTTATACTCCAATTCCATTTCGTATCGGAGGAACAGGCGACAACTCAGGTTTTGGTACAAAAGAGTTTTACGGGGCATACCTTTACACACAAGAGCTAACAGCCTCTCAGGTATCTGCCTCACACGCCGATATTTCGGGACGCTTCTTTAGCTGGACAACGCTTCCGGTCACAGGCTCAGTAGGATGGTGGGACGCAAGCCGGGTAGATGGAGCAACGGTAGGAGCAATTACGCCAACCCCGGTCACAGCATATAACGGGGCTATTGATACGTTCGTTGACCTCTCTGGCTCATCTCGCAACGCAACGCAATCAACCGCAGGAAACAGGCCGACAAGGCAAATTCCAAACTTTGGAACCAACGGACTCGCGGCAATCGCTCTTAACGGCACGACACAGTTTTTTGAAGCAGCATGGACAAACTACACAAATCTAACCCTGTTTATCGTTGCCAAGAACACGAACGCATCCGCAGCAGGGTCGCGAATCATCAGTCAATCCGATGCAAGCCTAACCGACAACGTCCAGACGCCAACAACAAACTACACGCCCGTGGCGGTACAGTCCGGGCCGGGATCGCTGGCGATTACTTCTACAGCGACAGATGGCGGCACAGCGATGGGTGTAGGGGTAACAAACAATACCGCCATGCTTATCATTCACCGCAAAACCGGGACTACTGGCTCCAATACAGTCGCAGGCTCAACCGTAAGTGGCACGATCGGAACGGTTACCAGAACGCTTACAAAGCTGACGATGGGCAAGAATACCAACGGCTCAGACGGCTATTTTACAGGCTCATACTACGAAGTAATTGCTTTTGGGCGGGCATTGACCGCAGGCGAAGAGACGCTGATGAAAAACTACATCCAATCCAAATGGGGAGTATCATGACACCGATCAGGCTTTATATCGCAGTCACAGACGAGAACCGCACAAAGTATGCCGAATGCCTCTCAGGCCGGATTGATGAATCGTCCGTCAAGCTGATGGGCGGAACCGGAACAATCTGGTGGGGAGCGTGCGGGCACCTCTACTATCCTGATGAAGTCAACCGAGTGTGTCTGGCCGGGGCGGAAGCATGGTATCGGGGTGTCGTCTTCTCAAGCAATGCAGGCGAAACCGATCCAGACGGCAAGCCGATTGAAACGCAATACCCAAACGGAATCGTGGTCGAGGGCAACGCTCCTGATTGTATACCGGGAGACCCGGACCCCGGTTTTGATGCCTTCGTCAAATCGTGCGGACTGACAAAGGTATACATTGAACCAACAATCGGGCCATTGCCATGACGTTCAACGCAGCGGCGAAGAACTTTATCTTCCTGATAACAGCCTCGATCGTCCTGCTATTGATTGACCTGGTCAAATGGCAGACAGGGCAAATGACATGGTCGGAATCTATCTGGGAAGTCAATCAGCATTCACTCAGCTTTGCGTTGGGGATCGGGATCGTGATAGGACATTGTTTTACCGTACCAAGGGGGCCGAAATGAAGACTGACTGGATCGGACAAATCAACGCTCAACAGGCTAGGGCAACAATCATTCGGATGGCTCTCGTCGGGGCCATTTCGGCACTTGGCGTCTTAAGCCAACATCTGGATTCAATCGTGGCAACAACCAGTCCTTTGGGAATGGCTTTGGCCTTTGGGATCGGACAGGCACTCTATTACCTACGCCAAGGCGATGAACCGCCAAAGGACGAATGATGCGAATCGAAGAAGTGATTAATCCTGATTACGGATGGATCGTCCCAGTGGCTCAGATCGCAACCGACCAGGTCGTAAAATCTACGCCAATCGACTCATCAATCCCTCAGACCATGTACGCAGCGGCGGCAATCATTTATGCCATTGCGGCATACCGTCGATCATGCAGGGAACCGCGAAACAAAGGGTAAAACCATTTTGCTGATGTCGGCAATATGGTGAACAGTGGTGCAGTATCTTGAAAGGCAATCGAATGCTTCCACAAATCGTGTTTTACGCTCTTCAGCCAATCCAGACATGCCAAACCGGGCAGTGCCCGAATCAGGCTACAACCGTTACGCAGACGGTCACAAAAACGGAGTCGGTTATTCCGTTTACAACCAACGCCAAAACGACTGTCCAGTACAAGCGGAACCTATTCGGGCGGCTTGTACCAGTGCAGGCAACCGTTATAACGCAAGCCAAAAAGGACAAGTAATGCTATTCGAAAAGCTACTCATGAAATTCGCCTTAGAACTTGTCCCAAAAATCCTGCCTGATTTATTGCGAATGCTGGCGGACAAGATCGAAAGCGGGGCGGTTACGCTTGACCCGCAATCCGTGGCCTTGATCGTTCAAGGGTGTGACGGAATCCTCTCCAAAGCGGCACAGGAGGCGGGCGAATGAGACACGGCTTTTTGCTTATGCTTTTAACGGCGACATCGGTAGGGGCTCAAACCCCTGCCGATCTCTCGTCTGTCATCATACCGCCAACCTCAGAGCGGACGATTGTCTTTACGGATCGGGGCCGAACCTACGCAGTCGGGACCCAATCCGGCAAGATCAGTATCCTCAACGATGGCGGGCCGGGCCCTGTCATCCCTCGACCAAACCCCGGAACTCTATCAGGGCTTTCAAAGCAAGTCCTTGATGCAGTCACGCAAGCCGTCCCTGATCCGACGATCCGATCTCTGGGGGCAAGAGCATTGATTGGAGCCATCGAAAGCACTATAGGCGAAGCGGGGGGCCTCGGAACAACCGACCCGCAAATCATCATCAACAGTCTGGCGGCAAACGCCGAAGCGGCAAAGGTCAACGAACTCCTAAGAGGCTTTCGTCTTGGGGACATCCTTAACGGGGCCAACGTCACAACAGCCGACCAGCTATTCCGGGTATTGAACGACATCAAGGCCGGGATGGAGGCGGTTAAATGAGCGAAGAACTGGACGCAACGCTCCTGAACTTTGGAACGGGATGGATTGATGATCCAGACGCAGTCAAGGCAATCATTTCTGAAAACAATGTCCGCCAAGTCTCGGAACTAATCGGGCCAACGGACGTTTTGGATCGGCGGATGATTACGGACCTGACCAGTTATCTCAAGCAGGCATACGGAGAGAAGTGGTATCTCAATCAAGGCTCCTGTGGCTCCTGCGTGGCCTTTGGGGCGGCTTTGGGATGTGATCTGCTTGTCGCTATCCAGATGATTGAGCATTCGATGGAGAAGCCGACAGGCCGAACCGATCCAATGTCAATCTATTGGGGCTCGCGCGTGGAAATCGGCGGCAATCGGTTGTGGGGCCAAGGCTCAGTTGGTGCATGGGCGGTAAAATGGCTTAAAGACTATGGTGTTTTGATTCAGGCTCAGTATCCGGGATGCGATTTATCAACCTACAGCGCGGCGGTATGTTGTGGGCCAAACGCCAACCGGGGCGTGCCAAACGAGCTTGAACCGATAGCACGGCAACATCCGGTTAGAGATTATGCCCAGTGCAAAACCTTTGAAGAGCTTGCAAGGGCAATCGAATCAGGCTATCCGGTGACGATCGCTTCAAATCAAGGCTTTACACGGACGCGAAATGCCAACGGCTTTGCGAAACCGTCGGGCCGATGGGGGCATCAAATGGTGGTCGTAGGCGTCAGGCACGATATACCGGGGGCCTTGATTGCCAACTCGTGGGGGGCCTATTTCTCAGGCGGGCCGCAGGAACTTTCACCCGCCTGTTTTTGGGCCGATGATGAGACCGTTGGAAGGATGCTTGGTCAAGGCGACTCTTTCGCCTTGTCAAATCTTCAGGGATGGCCTCGCAAGAGGCTTTCGGCAAGCGCGTTAAACTGGTGACAAGAAGCACCTTTTTTTTAACGGGCTGAACTGGTACGATGTTTTAGACCTCTAATCCTCTTGACAGAATGGGCGAACGATGAATCAGATTGACACCTTGAAAAGCGAAAAAGACATTCTCGTCAAGCGGGCTGACGAGCTAGCCGGGCTCAGCGAATACAGTGCTGAACAACGCCAAGAAATACCGCAATTGCGGGCAAGACTTGTAGAAGTCAAAAAGCAAATCGTTGAACACGAAGAAGCCGCGCAGGCTCAGATTGAACTGCGTGCAGATTTAGCAGAAACAAAGAAGTTTGACGAGCGTGTGCCAAAGGGCAACCGACCCGCTCATGTTTACAACGTCTCTCAGAAAGGGAAGCCCGTGGCCGGAATCACACGCAAGAATTACCTACCAGAAGTAGAGCTGTCAGAAGATGATGTCCGGGTGCTGAAAAAGGATGGATTTAGCGACGACACCATTCAGGGATGCTCAACCCCGGCTTATCTGTCGGAGTTTACGACATTCCTCAAATCCGGCGGGCGGCATACACCCGAAATGGTGCTCAAATCCATGACGGAGGCCGGGGCAGGCGGAGTGCTTGTTCCGATCCAGTGGGGGGAACTGATTACCAACCCGCCAATGAACGGAATGCTCCGCTCAAGCGTGCGGAACATGGCAGTCAATACGCAACTGATGCGATTCCCACGCATTCAAACGACGAACGTAAACTATCCTGCCTATCCGGTTAAAGTGTCATGGGGCGGCGAACAGCCAACCAGCACACAAAACCCGAATCAGGGGGCAAACTTCAACACCACAAATGTTGACATCCAGGTCAATGAGGTTTACGCACAGGGCTTGTTCTCGATCTCTCTTTTGGAAGACAACGCTTACAGCCTTCAAAGCTATATCCCAACAGTCTTCCAAGAATCCTTGGATGTCGATCTGGACTCCAAGATCATTTCGGGAACTGGCACAACGGATTCAGCAAGCCCGCAACCGTGGGGGCTCAATGAAACCGGAATCATTCCACAAACAGCCGCGACCACAACCGGGGCATCCGCAGCAATTAAATTCCAAGATTTCGTCAACGTGTTTTATCAACTGCCTCAACAATACCGGGCTCAATCCGTCTGGCTATTGAACAGCAAAACGCTTGGGGCAGTCGCTAGCCTTGTTGATGGCAACCAGCGTCCATTGTATCTGCCGAATTTCGGGTACATGGGCGACACGCCGGGCGGCGGAGCAACATGGTCAAACGGCACCATTCTGGGACGGCCTTTCGTCATCTCTGAAAACATGCCTGACGTTGCTCAAGGCAATGTCTCGATTTATCTGGCCGACTGGCAAAAACTTTACTTCCTACTCTCCAGAGTCGGACCTACCGTCAAAATACTTGACCAACCGCAGTATACCGCCGGGAACTACATCTTTGCACTGCGCTCAAGGATGGGCGGGCGGGTTGTCCAACCGTGGGCGGGCCGGGCTCTCAAACACAATTGATGCGGAAAAGGGTATAAGCATAATCAAAGGGGGATAGTGGGGAACCCGCTAACCCCCTTTTTTGAAAGGGGTGATCCAATGAATATCACGGTTTACAAAGCTCTCAACACGCTGGCCGGGTCAAATACAACCTTGACGGCAAATTTGGCAACAATCGGGGCGGCAATTACCGCCAAGGACGCCAACTTCAACGGAACCAATATCCAAGGCATCTGGACCGCATTACAGGGCGGTCTTGACTCTTGGTATTGCAACGAAACGCACCAAGGCGATGGCTTGTACGCAACAACTTACAACGCTCTGGCCTTGACTACGAACGTCACGGTTACGCGAACGCCGGAATACAAGTACGTCAACGCAAACACAGCAATACCGAGCTAACCTATGGGCGTGTCACCAGCAGTTACAACCGTTTTTCCGGGCTTGAACTCTCTCGATCAAGCCGCGCTTGGCGTTTGTGCGACAGCCGCAGAGGCTTGGGTGACACGCTATTTAAACCGGGCTCTCGATTCAGGGCAATATACAGAGACCTTTTCGGGCTACAACCAACCGATTTTATTCCTGCCGAACACGCCTATCGTCACAGTAAATTCGATTGTGATAAAGAGCAATAGCAGTGCCAACACTTACACGCTTAGCAGCGGATTTTATGACTGGACGACCGAAGGGGCGTTATACATCCAACCGCAAGGCTTTTGGACTCAGATGTCAGGATGGCGGGCCGGGATCGGAAACGTAAGCGTCAATTATGAATCCAAAGGCTTTGACCAACCAACTCAGGATTTATTGATCGGTTCGGTCATGAATTGGTTCAACGATGCAGCACAGCGATCTGGCCTCGTCGCGATGGAGGTTATTGGGTCGTACACCTACCAGATGCGGGCGGATATCAAAGGCGTGCCGCATTCGGTTACGGCACTGCTTAATCCCTACAGACACATGCTGGCGGTATAAAATGGCGACCATCGTAAAGATAGCATGGAAGGCTAAAAAGTACGTCCAGAACGTCAACCGCCAAACAGCGGCATCAATGCGGCGGGCCTCGCAGTTAGTCGTCAAGACAACCCGGAACGCTTTAAGCAAGCCGGGCGAAAACGCTGTCTCGCCACTCAATGAAGTCAAAAAAAAAGATCGCTTTCAGAGCGGAATGAACCGTGTGCAGGGGCTCCAATCGCATGGAGTCCGGCATTTCGGCGGCTCGATTGATATTGACAACAAAACCGTTAAAGGCGTGTATTGGAATCAGGCGGCCCATAAATGGACTACAGCCTCAGAACCCGGCACGCCTCCGCACAAACAAACTGGATCATTGCGGCGGGCAATTGACGCAGAAATATCGCGTGATGGGCTAACGGCAAAAGTCGGGCCACGCGATAAACTGGTCTACGCACGGATTCAAGAGCTTGGCGGTAGAGCATGGCGGGCAACATTACCGCCACGCCCATTTTTAGGACCATCGTTTGATGCAGTTATAGATATGTGCAACCGCATCATCAAATACGGAATCAAGAAAGCGGGGGCCAAGTGATGGGCATTCCTAACCACTTGTTCAACGCCACAGCGACATTCTACAGCGAAAGCAACCCCAAAGGCTCATTCGGGCAACCCGCCAAAGTGCTGACTGTTATCGGCACGGCGAAGGTTCGATGCGATATGAGCAACGAAGCCCGGATGGTGCAGGATGGGAACTACGAACAGCGGCGGCGGGTGTTTCGGTTATTCACAAACAAACTACCGCCAACGCTGAACACAAAAACATGGGTGCGTGTCAAAACCAACGCCAACGGAATGACGTTTTTGGGGCAAATTGACTCGATCCGATATCCGGGGATGTCCGGGCATCATTCCGAATTAACCGTCATAGAGAACCCGCCTATGGAGCTAACAATTGGCTAACCTACCGCAAGAAGTGATGGCCTTTTGGAACGCCAACAGCCTTGGATTTCCTGCGCTTTGGTACGAATACGCACCCGAAGGGCAATACCCACCGATCGCCGTGTTTTGGGCCGATGGATTCAGCCGCGAATACGCCAACGTGGGATTCAAGATGGACACCTACCGCTATAAATTCAGCCTCTTGGGAACCGATCCAGTCGCGACCTATGAAGCAGGATTTAAAGCGGTCGCGTATCTCAACGCTTTCGAACCGTCCGGGCACATCCAAACCAACCCAACGCCGGAACAGTTTGCGACACCATCGGAAACAGGGCAGGCGAACGTGTGGGAATACAATTTCACGATTGAGTTTACTATTCAGCCTTCCAACTAAGGAGTCCGACAGATGCCTTACAATGTCCTTGGCAACCCGATTACAGGCAAGAAGGCAACGGCAATCGTCACGCCTTTGACTGCTAACGGGGCAATCGTATCAAACGGCACGGCAATCAATCTGGTCGTCAAATCCATATCTCTGGACGAAGAAGGCTCAGAGGCCGAAGCCGAAACCAACCTGTTTGGCCGATTGATTACAGTCGGCAACACCAAAACAAGCCTTGAAGTCTCTGCCTATGTCTCCGGGGCCAACGGAACCGGGCCCGTCAACGCATCGGCAAACTGGACGATTGCAGTGGGCGACTATTTTACCGCCAACATTACCGCCGGGCTCGCCAATACCGTCGGGACGTTCATGCTCTCCAAGAACTCGATGACGATTGATCCGAACGAAGTCGTCAATCTTGATATGTCATGGGCCTCGCATGGGATCATGACAACGAAAAACGTGGCTATCCTGACCGCTAACGGAACCGCTTGATAGAGGCAACAAATGGCTGATGTGTTTTACCTGTCGGATATCGGCGACGATTTCGTGGAACTTCAGGCCGGGGGGGAAACCTTTCGGCTTAGTCCTTTGTCCGTAGGAGATCGGGGCCGACTTCAAACCCTGCTTAGGAAGTATTCGGACAACCCGATTGATGTCGCAAGGGAAGCGTGCAAGGACCAGCCCTTTCAAATCGCTCAGCACATTATGGATAGGGCAATGGATAGGCGGCGGCACTGGCCTCCTGCTATCGACTCGCCTGATGGGCTAACGCTCCTGATGCAGACCATTGAACTTCAGGAAGAGATGATCCGGGCCATGCTTCGTCGGCAACACCCAGAATCAGGGCTGAAAGAAGCAAAGTCAATCTCGGAGCAGATCGGGATCGAAACGCTCGGTAAGCTCTTCAGCTTTGCGTGGACTGGCCGGAGGCCGGACGACCCAAACCCCTCGGGGTCGGAAACGCCGACCCAGTAAACTGGCAAAGGATTGTGCGGCATCTGGTAACAGAATTCCATATGTCCTACCGGGAAGTTTTGGAGCTTACACCCCGGCAAATCGCGGTCATCCTGACCGAAAAATCCGACCCGCCGGGGCTCCTGCAACTTGAAACCCTTGACGCTATGAAACGCTCTCTAAAGGAATATTATGGCTGACAACGCAATCAGCAAGCTATATGTCCTGATTGGGGCATCAACAGCCGGGCTATCTGCCGGGCTGAACAAGGCACTGGCCGATGTGACAAAATGGGCGAACGATGTATCCAAGGTAGCAGTCGGCAACATAATCGCCAACAACATTGGCGGAGCCATAAACGGTCTGACCTCTGGCTTTACATCGGCTATTCGGCACGCATCCGATCTCAATGAATCTATCTCAAAGACAAGGGCTTTACTTGGCGACAACGCCAACGAAGCCATTGCCTTTGCCAACCAGATGGAAGCCTCTGGTGTGGCCTCTTCAAAGACCGTGCTGGATTCCTTCAGCAATACGTTTCTGGCTTTGAAGAATCAGGGACTCAGCACTCAGGAAGCCTTTATGTCCGCGAAAGCTCTTGAAGAGCGAATGGCGGACATCTCGTCTCAGAGCAACCTACCGCCGGAACAATTGCGGGAGATGGTTCAATCGGGACTGGCCGGGCAATTCGAAGCCTTACGGGGCATGTCCGTTTATACCTCAGCGGAACAACTTGACCAGCGGGGCGGCGGAGGAGGCGGAAGTGCGGCGGAGAAGCAGAAGGTTCGGGCGAAGGGGATTGTCCAAGAGATTCTAAAGCAGACAGCATCGGCAAAAGGCGACTTTGAAGCGACGAAATTCAGTTACGCCAATCTGGAACGCCAAGGCGATGTCAAAAGCCAAGGTGTATCAACCCGGATTGGTCAAGACTTATTAGCGGTCGGGCAAACCTTCCAGTATTTTCGGGGCCGATTCCTGTCCGTCATACTTCAGATCGCCAATACCGGGGCCTTTAAAAAAATCGGACAAATGCTCTCCGATGCGGTCGGCTATATCGGCATGGCGTTCGAAACAATCCTTCCTGCGCTTACAGGCACCGTCATAAGCTGGATGGAACGATTGGTTGAGGGCATCAAGTTTATGGCGACCATCGTGATGGCTGTTATTACCAAGCCTCAATCCGTCATCGACATCATCTCTGGGATGATCCAGCTTGCAGGCATTGCACTGGCCGACAAAATCAACTGGGTCGCGAACAAACTGACTTTAGGATTGATTGAGCGAACCGACAACAGCAACCAGAAAGAAGCCCCACAGAAGAAGATTGACCAAGGGATGCAGGAAATCCAAGACCAAAAGGCCAAATACGATGAGGCCATGAAGGAACTCTACAAGAAGTTTGAAGGTGCCGGGCAAACCGGGACGCCGCCGGGCTTGCAAATGCCTCAGACGCAGGCAAACGACACCGCAAAATCGACTAGGTCGGCATTCAACAGTCTCTTGCAGGATGTAGTCGGCGGCGGGAAGAAATACGAAGATCAGATGCTTACGGCAACCAAAGCAATTGCAGAGAACACGAAGCCAAAGGGCACGGGCGTATCAGATGTGGCTCAGGGAACGCCCTCGCGTGCAAGCCAACCTCAATTAGCGATGGGACTCTAAAATGCCGATTACCGCCACCCCCGGAACAATCTTTGAAAACTGGGTCCCTGTCACAGATGGATTCGGATACTCAGGGCAGGGAAACGATGTCCAGTACACGGGCCGATGGCTGGCACCGTACTCGACGGATACGCTTCTCAAGGCTCTCAACCTGATTGATTACAAGGCACGATTTGAAGCGACAGCAAACGCCACTCTGGCGACACCATCGCCTTCTTACTTGTACAAGGAACAAATCGAACAATCGCTTTATCCTCTTTTGACATCTCAGCGGATGTCCATCAAACCAGCGGCGGGCTATAACGCTGCCTCAGTCAACGCCAACGGCACTTCTACGGATGGGCTTTGGCAAGGGCAAACCAACGCCACGAACATTATCCAGAACGCTCCGTGGGCTCTCGTAGACGTTGAATGGCATTTGAAACCGATCAACAGCTTTGGTATTAATTGTTGCTCGATGTCTGTTAACGGAACAGGCGAATTTAACGAGATGGGTGCCGACCGAACATGCTGGATGAAGCAGGACACCCGCACAGGTACAGGATACCCACTGGACACGCCGGGCCGAAGCGGCATCTCCGTCATTACAGGCAACACTACGGCAAATTCAACGCTTTGGTCAAATTCGACATGGTCGTACATACCGATCAACAATCTGGCGAAAGGGTACACGCTGATTGAACCGAAGGACACGGTTACAATCGAATATCCTTGGGTCGATGCAGCACTCGTCAATCAGCAGGCAATGCGGGCATTGCGTGGCAAAATCAATCTCAACGACATCTTGCAATGGTACGCTGGAACGCTCCTTTATGAAGGCTCAGATGTCGAATCGGCGATGTCGCCATTAGGGACTCTGGGATTCAAGGTTACACACCATTTTACGGCTCGCCAAGTAGACTGGAATCTCGTACCAATCATGCCACCCTCTGTGGCGAACTCAACCGCCAACATATCGTGGAACCAGATATCTTACGGGTGGGCAAGCTACAAACCGCCTTTGACTGCCTACACACAAACCAACGCCAATTTTCAGGCGTCTGGCATCTATCCCAATTTAACGCTTGAAAACACCTATTCCAACTATCAGAACCGGATTTATCAGTATGACCAATTCTTCAAATACGTCTCTTCAAAAGTAGTCTCCAACCTCTTTTACTACGGATTCAATCCGGCGGCGAATTGGTATACGCCACCCGTTAACATGCTGGCAAGCTAAAGGGGATGACATGCCGGAACTGAGTCCATTTGATCGCATCCGAAAGATATTTACGGGTGCCGGGCTTGCAAGCTCAACAACATCCGGAAGCCGAACCAGTTATCAGTGGCTCGGTCTGGCTCCCTACGTCAACGAAGCAACCGCACCCGTTTACGTTTCACTCGTCAATGGCTCGATCTCGATCAACGAATCAACCGATGTGACGACATACCCAACAACCGCCTGTAATGGCTTCGTCACGGCAACGCTCGGAAATACCGTTATAACGGGCTCAGCGGATGGATATGTATTAGCAGCAGATCCAACGCCAACGGGGCCAACAACACCATTTAGCGTCTCGCGAACAAGCGGGCCTATCTGGATTAAGGTATTGATCGGATCGGTTTACTACGAGTGCCGGGGATTTGTCACAAGTATTGAATTCGCAGCAACCCCGGACGAAGTCGTCAAAGCATCGTTTGATTTTACGCTTTACGGTATACCGAAAGCGGCACAGTACGAACTCTGGAAAGCAGGAGCGGCACCGCTATGATGAATCGGCCAAACAATAGGCGAAAGCTCTCGATGTCTGGCGTGTCTGGATCAACGGACCAAAACGGCACCCGCTTACGACCAATTACAGGCGAAGAGGAGTTTTACATCCGCCTTATTAAGAAGTACACAGTCGGGCTAACGCTTGTTTATTCTTGGGTGGCGGTAGTACGGAACTTGACAGAATGGACAACAACGGGAGCAGGCGGCGGGCCGGGCCTTGACCCGGCTTTTGAGGTTAACAATCAGGACTCTCCAGTTAATACCGTCTACCGGGCCTACAGGGAACCAAACAGCGGACAGGTGCTTTTTTTTTAAAGGGAAATTGCATAGCACCCGAAGATCCGGGCTGGCCTGTCAGTCTTTTTGGTTTTGGCGGCTTGATGGAATTCGTTTATTTAGACTTGCAGGATGAGCAGGGGAACTACTATATCAACCCCTCCGTGCCGGACAAGCTCGCCTTGGAACACATACAGGATTGGCGTGTTGCCATCATGCAGGGCGATGATGGGAATACCTACCAAATCCGTGGCTATTCCGGGTGGTATTTTCAGGCTAGTTCAAGCACATCCGAAGTCGATGTTAACGCAACCGCCAACGATGAAATGGACGTGATTCAGGGCAGAACTGACTGGCGGGATTTTGTGATGTGGTGGGCAAACAAGCCGACAGGATACGCCGACCCAACGGCACCTGGTGTTTATTATCCTAAGTTTTACGGGATTGAACGACTATTTATGGGCCTAACGGAATTCGGCGGGCATTATTTTGTCTCAAACGGATATACGCCACCAGACAGCCCGCCCTTTACGATTGTGTTTGATCGCTACGCTGGACCAATCAGGATGAGCTATCTTTATGGTCCGCATGGTGCATCTACCGATCATACGGTTTATCACACCATGAAGTTTGAACTACTCAGTAAATGTGCCGTGTCGTTGACGGGCAAGGCTCCAACGATTCAGAACTGGGGTGATCTCGGGTCCGTAATTCCAAGCGATAACAAGATCAGGCTCCATCCGGGATCAGACACGTTATTGATTATAGATGGGCAGCGGGGGATTAGGATCAGGACAAACGGATGGCACGCCCATTTTGGCGACCATATACTCAAAAATTCGGTAACACGCAATTATACTTGGGGGGCCAACATTGAATGGGTCATCGCAACAGGCTTCGTGCCATTCCCTGACGAACCAATTCAAGGCACGCCTTTATCCTCTTATAATCCAGAAACAGGAATAACTTCCTATGGATCCGTCATACAGTTTGCAGGATATCACCACTGGTATCTTGAAGAATGGTCTATCAGTAATGCTGGAAAGATGGACCGCTACAACATCCAAGGAAGAGCGACAATATGGTACAAACGCAGCACGCCAACAAGCCCGAACAATTGGGCTCGTCCTGACCCTTACAAGGTAATCAAGGATGTTTACGATCTACCAGCGGCGGACGAAGTCTCCTACAGCCAAGCGGGAGTCTTCGAAACCATGCACGAACCGCCTGACCCACTATTCAACGTAGAAGCAAGTTACGCAAAGTCTATCGGGATCTCTTTCGGATTCAGCCAAGCGTCTGACAAATGGTGGTACATGCACATCGAATGGTTCTCTGATGGAACCCTGATTGGGTCAAAATTTCTTAATTTTTACAAGTTTGGAGACTACAACACGATTAGCTTTGAAGAGCAAATCCCTTGGAAACGTGCGACAGCGGGCGGCGGAACATGGACTGGCGGATATCCGGGCCAAGGCGAATTCATCCCTGATGATTCAGAAGCAGGTTACCCGGAACACGCCAACGAAGCGAATATGCTCTGTCTTCCATTCGGGACCCGGATACCTTCAATCCTGCCGACATGCGGGCTCCAGATTACAACAATCGGAACAGCCGGGGCGGCTTTCGCGGTCTATGCCTACAGCACACGCAAAACGACAGGGATCGCTTCAGCCTTGATTAGTTGGGGCGATGGCACCAGCGAAAGCGTCACGCTCGGATCAAGCGTCTCGCACACATGGGCGAATCCGGGCGTCTATACGGTTATGGTCACAGTATCGCACACCGATGGAACGAACGACGAAGGTAAAACATATGTAACCGTCAAGGCACCGTAATCAGGCAAACAAG